TCGCCAGCGGAAATCTTTAAGATATCTCCAGAACCAATAGCCTTTGCTGTGGTAAAAGCGCCATGAATAAGCAGGTTGCCACCTGTGCTTGCGTCAAAGATGCCAAAGTGGCTAACAGTACCCCAGCTCGCTGTAGCCGCTGAGAACTCGATTGCCGCGCTGTTATCCGCTGTGCCGGAAGCCGCCGCATTGAAAGCCGCTGACTGACGGGCATACCCTGAACCGGAAAGCTCTGTGCCGGAATTGTCATCGTTAAATGACGCAGTGGATAGGCCAACATATACAGTTGTCGGCATGGTGTAAGCACCAGTGCCTAAAATGTGGTCGAGAATCTCGTTCTCTAAATAGTCGCTCATTGCTGACATTATTATCTCTCCGCTTGTGCGTTTGCTTGTGAGTAAGCTGATTTAATGGTCAGAGAGCCAGTGCCATAATGGCTTCTCTGTTCGTCCACCTTAATCTCTTCCATGATTCTGGTGAATTTCTGGTCGTACTGCGCGGCTCTCGCCTCATCCAGCAGATACGCATACCCCTCAGCCAAAGCACCGTACAAATACAGGTCGGGGCTTCTGAGGAACAATGTGGGGGTTACAGTCGCGCTGAGAGAGGGCAGTGAGCCGACATATACAATCTCAGAAACATACGCAGAATCAGGAATAGGCCGGAGCTTCATCTCCAACCCCACAATGCTGTAGCCCTCCGGCATACCCTGCCCATTTGATGAGTACATACTGTCCAGAGCAGACGGGCTGTAATAGGTTAGCACCCGTGTCGGTGATGCGTTTATCTTTACTTCGCGCACCTCGCGGAAATCGTTAGGAAGCGCTATATATTCATCACCCGCAGTAAGCGTAGCCTGAGAGCGCTTTTCCTGTTCGCGTGTCTCTAGCTCACGGCTCATGCGTGATTCAGCCAACTGGATGAACTCAGGTATCTGTGTGGTCAAATCACTCCGCGCCATAAAGTTGGCGATGGATGACTGCAAATCTGCGTAGCTGGTAATGCTCATAAGTGACCGCCGCCCGTTCTGAATACTCTGTTTTCGTTACTGTTCAGCCACTGCTTCCAAGCCTTCGGATTATCAGCAGGCTTGCCGAACTTCTGCACAAGCTCATTATACAGCACATTAGGAATTTCTGCCACATGAGCCATATGCTTCTGTGTGCCTGTCATCTGCCCATAGCGCCAATCGTCAGCCATGTGCTTGTTAAGTTTAAGAAGATTGTCAAAGGTCTGGCTCTGCTCAATAACAGTATCGCCATGTCTGCCCTGCTTCATCTTGACCTGAGTGCCAGTAAGCGGGTCTGTCTTTAATATTCTGTCCATATTACCCCCTGAAAGGTGAGAAGGGCAGTTGCCTGCCCCTCTCCTTGATTAGCTAAGTTATGAGCCGTTCAGGTCATAAATTACACTGTGTGCCTTTGGTGCTTGCACCTTCAGCGACCACTCAGTGACCAACTGCATCTTTTCTGCGTCACCTGTTGCGGCAATGTCCTTCTCAGCGAAGTTACGGCCTTGCAGGGTGCAAAGTGATGCGAAGTCTGGGTCGATTAGGAAGATGCGGTCATTGCCCATGAAGCGTGACGGTGCAACGTCCAGTGTGCCAAAGTCTGTCAGGTAAACAGAGGTTGAGCCAACGTAAGTTGTTGCCTTAGCCGCTGTCATGTTGACATCGTTTGACACCAGATTGCCAGTTGCTGACAGGTCTGAGAAGTTTGCACGGTTAGTCGCAGATGCCACTAGCATCTTTGGTGAGCCGCCATCTTCCCATGCGTCTTGCATCCCATCTTCGATAAGAGCAAGTGTCAGCGCACGGTCTGTACCGCCAGTGATGGTGTCTGTGCCATCGCCTGTTGCGAATGAACCACCAGCACCAACTGAGCCATTTGTCATCCAGCAAGTCAGTGAAGCTGACTTACGAGGGTCTGATGCGTCACGGGCTACGTCTGTGTCACCGATTGATTTTTCGATATCACGGCGAAGCTCCAATGATTTTAAAACGCGCTGGTAAGCCATTTCACGGTCACGGCCTGCCTTATCGACAGCTTCCAGTGTACCTGACACTGCAACGTCTTTGACTGAGATTTGGTGGTAGTTACCAAAACGTGCAGTCGCTGTTGGTGTCGCAAATGTTGCGTTTGCACCTTCATTGACGTAGTTGGTTGCAGATGCGCTGGCCAATTCCTGTACCTGCCACTCAGTGAAGATACCGTTTGAGGTTTCCTTCTTCAGAGCAGAAAAGATTGGTGTTTCATCTGGGTCGATGCGATAAATCACATCGGCCAAATCTTCGCGTTCGCCAACGGCGGTTTGAGTGGTATGTGTAGCCATTTTTAAATTCCTTCTATTAGCTAGTTACCCATTAAGTAATTAACAGCGGCATCTACAGAACGCTCATTATTGAGCCTCTTTAGAGACCTCTGCCTTGAACGACTTGCAACTTGAGCCTTCGTCTTTGGTTGCCCAGCTTTGGCCATCTTAGGAGCTTTGCTTGCCTTCTTCTTCGCGGCGGGTTTCTTCTGCTGAAGATTGTCCCATTGCCACGCCTTATAAAGCAATTCGATAGCCCGTGCGTCAGACGCATTAGCTATTTCTTGCGGCGAAAATCCTACACTCTGTTGAGCGTATTTGATGACTTGTTCGCGCTCACTTGTGCGAATATCCTCATCACGCCACTGAGGGATGCGGTTAAGCATTTCTTCCCTCTGAGAAGCCAGATGCTGTTGCATCTGAGCTTGTTGCTCCTGTGCCTGCTGTTGAGCTATGGCTTGCTTCTCAGCTTCAACTTGCTTCGCATATTCCTTTTGCTGGTCAAGTTGCGCCTTGTAAACAATCAAGTCCTCAGCAGAGTATTCCTTAGCCAGTGCCGCCCAATCAGGTTCTTGCTCGTTGACCTGATTAAGCTGTTGAGACAACTGCTCTAACTGCTGTGCGTAAGCATCCCTCATCTGAGCAACCTGTGAGGCTTCTGCTTCAAAAGCCTTACGCTGTTCAGCGAGTTCTTGACTACGCTTTGTGTATGCCTGCTGGCGCTGGTATCCGTTCAGAAGCTCGTCTTGCGTGACCTCATATTCCTCACCGTCTACTTTGACGGTATAAATATCAGGTTGCTCGACCTCTTCCTCTTCTTCTACCTCGTCAGTATCATACTCACCTTCTTCATCATCCTCGACATATTCAACCTCTTCGGCTTCCTCTGTCTCGGCCTCTGCTTCCAGTGTCGGAGCTTCGGCTTCTGCCTCTTCTCCTAGCCGCCCATCACTTACCTTGTCCTCTTCAGGGGGTGTTGCTAATAGGCTGTTCATTGCTTCATCAATCGAAATTGCGCCAGTCTCTTGCGAGTTATTGGACATATCTATTTACCTTTTCTCAAATTTTATGCGGTTTTGCAACTCATCTAGTTGCGCCTTAGCCAGTTTGCCATCCGTAACCACCCCTTCAAGATATCCTCTGAGGGCTGACAAGTTCTGACATAACATATACAGCCGTTCACGGTTTTGTGAATCTTCCACAGAACTCGCCTTCCACGCCTGTATAAAATCTGCTTCAAGTCTATCAAAAGCTTCTTGCAATAATTCATTTCGTAACAACGCTGACGCTTTCTCGCCGCGCTCCATACTTTCCCTGACTTTACCTTCGTTCATATTAAGCTATATCCTGTTACATCATACGGGTCTTGGAACAAGCTAACGTCTGTCGGCTGTGCAAACGCTTCGTTCATTGCCGCAAACTGTGGCTGGTCATATCCAGCTAGCAACCCGCCAAATTGCGTAGGCGCTATATCCAGCAAGCCCATGCGCCGATACATACCTTCCTCTGGGTAAATGCCGCCTGCTGGGTAGCGGTAATCCATTGGGAAGCTTGGCTCACGGGCTGGCTCAGGCTGTGCCACTGCAACTGCTGTTGCCTCTGGCGCTACAAAGTCACCGCCATCATCGTCAGAACCTGTAAAGCCACTGCCCTCATAGCCAATGATATTGCCAAACTTATCCATAATTGGCTCAGACTGCCCTTGCTGTGGGTCATAATCTGGACGACCAAAATAGGAGTATGAGCGAGGCACATCCACACCAAACTTATCCTCAATAAAACCACCTACCTTATCGCCGATAGCGCTGGGAGAATTAACACCAACAATCTGACCCGTTCTGTCATAAACAGGAGTGCCACCAGCATTGATGCGCTCCATAATGCCACTTGCTGTTCTTTGCCCAAGCATATTTAAGCCAGACAATAGCCCCACATTAGGCAACTGATTTAGGTTCATCCTTGCTGAAAGTTGTGCGTAAGGGGATGTGCCAACGGCAAAGCCCTGCTGAATTTGCTGGGGCAACCCTGCCTGCTGTAAATTTTGTATTGCTTGCTGGGCAATCTGTCTATCGACATTTGCTTGCAGTGCCGCAACGTAAGCATCATCGCTAGAATCGCCGCCGCTGACATCTTGAAGGGTCATCCCGACAGGAACATCGCTCCGTGAAGGGCGTGTCATGTCTACAGTACCCATCCCTAACGGGTCGTAGCCACCAGTGGGGCTACCACCGCCACCTCTACCGCTGGATGAGCTTACAGAACTCCCAGAGCTAGATGTTACATTACTTCCAGAGCTAGACCTTACACTCATCTTTTTACCCTCTCGGTAGGTTTGTTGATATCTCTGCGTCAGTGTAGGCTTTTAGCTGTCTTAGCTCTGCCTCTGCCGCTAATTCTTGTCTGCGAAGCTCTAGCTCCATCTGCATCTTCTCACGCTCTAGCTCAATCTCCAGCATCATCTTCTCACGCTTCAGAGCTATCTCAGCCTGCATCTCAGCCTGTGCCGCTTGGTCGCCCTGCTGAGGCTGTTGCGCCATCTGCTGTTCCATCATGGCAATCTGCTCTGGGCTATTGAAGAACTGGTCAGCGTCCTTAAACCCGCCAATCTCAGCAATGCTACGCAGGGTGTTCACATACTGCGACATAGTTACCACAGGATTGTTAGCACCCAACTGCATCAGGATTTGCTCTTGCTTGCCAGCAATCTGCGTAAGGAACGCAATTTTCTGCTCGTCATCAGCCGTACCCAAGCCAACTTGCACCACAACGTCAAACTCGCTATGCCACTCTCTAGGGTCAATCGGAACAAAGTTATTACGAAGGCGAATAATACGCGGTTTCTGGTCATACTTAGTCACCAAATGTAGGATGCCCTTGAACAAGTCTTTGACACCAGTTTCAGCCATAGTCCGTGCGTAGCTCTCCAGCTTTACCTGAGCGCCGCGAACTGTCGCGCTAATAGCAGAAGCTGTTGTGCTTTGAAGGGCGTTAGCATCTAGCCCCTGCGAAGCCTTGCTCATGCCCGTGCGCTGTTCCTTCAGATTGTCGATATAATCCATCAGAGGCCGCACTTCACCGCCCACAGGTGTGCCGCTAATCGGCTGAATCATGCCAGCCTGACGCATACGGATAATACCGCCAGCAGTGCCGTCCAGTACGTCATCAATATTTACCTGACCCTCTACAATGCCCATACGGGGTAGGGTGCTGGTATATACGCTGTCGAGGTACTGACGTAGCAGGGTAGACTTGATAACCTGCAAGTCCTCTGTCATGTCATAGATAGAACGGCCAATAAGGCGGTGCGGCATCATAATCGGAGTGACAACCGCAAATGGCACATGGTCAAATGGCTCATTGTGCAGTATCTCATCCGCACCCTCGCCAATGGCACAAATGCGGCGGAGCTCGGCAATCCCATCGCCGTCATAGTCCACGCGCATCACGCACTCATAATAAATCACCTCGGCCAGTGTTGGGTCAGCCGCATCAATGCCTGTATTCGCCTCAATGTCCTGAAAGCGGTTTGTGCGCTCCTCATCAACATCTAGGCTGTAAGAGCCTGCATACTTCTCGACCACATCGCGGTCATAACCCATAGCCACTAGGTCGGAGACAGTCATCACTGTGCGGTGCGCCACAAAGTGAGCGTCCTCTAATGAGGTGGCACGGCGGTTTACTAAGAACTCCTCTGGCGGCACGTTCTCGATTTTAATCTTGCCCTTGGATTCCTTGACCCGAACTTTCAGGCTGTAAGACATATTGACGGCAACCATGTCACCCATCATGTCCTCTTCATAGCCCTCAGCCTGCTCTTCAATAACTCCGATAACTTCCGTATCAGGATTGCTGAGAAGGGCGGCTAACTCAGTCTCGTTCAGGTTTTCGTACTCTTCCTCGCGGATGTCCTCTTGCTCGTCATAGTAATATTTCACAACGCCAAGACGGAAAAGCAACGCATCCTTGAACCAGTTATACAGAACCTTATAGCCCTGATTATCGTGGTTGATAACGTAATTCACATAGTCGGATATCTGCTCGGCGCGTTCAGCATCCTCGCTTGTCCTCGCATTGAAGCGCACATATTTGTCGTTTGACGTAAAGACGCGCATAAGATTGGGCATGATAGCCTCAACGGTATCAGACACTTCCGTGCTGACAACTTGGGAGCGCCCCTCGACTTCATTGCCCATAGGTTCGCCAAGGTAGAAGTCCATAGCGCGAATACGCTCTTGACTGAACTCTTGGTCAAAGTGGTTC